AAGCGTGGTGGTGATGATATGGCCATCAATCTGGTCTGCAGGTATCGGATAGTCCACCACTAGTGCTCGCTGTAGCCATCGGTCGGTTCCGTCGTACCGTGCCTGAAATGGTCGTCTGCCATGCACTCTGATTCGGTTGTTGAGTACCAACAAGTCTCCGTACTCAAGCACAATTGATTCAATTGAGGTGTTGATTGCTTCTCGCAAGTCATCTAGTGCTAGTTGTGCAGCAGTATTTATCCCAGTCATCACCGTGTCGTCGTATACGAGTTCCAGGCCTTTGCCATTATCTTGCAGTACTGACAAAGTGAACTTGGTATCTGATGCTCCGTCTTCTCTAAATGATGGGTCTACACCTGTTTCAAACCATGGCTGTTTTAGTGTCTCTATAGTTTCAGGAGACAATTTCCGAATGATTTCGTTAAGGGATGCATAGGTAGTATGCGCCGCGCTGTCACCTCTCAAACACAGCAGGAGAATATAAGAAGGCTTGTACGGATGGAACGCAGTCTCTGTGTGAAGCGCTAGTTCTGCTTTTGAAGAGGAACTGATTTGCTCAGTCTCATTCTTTTTGACAGGCAATAGGTTCTGAATCAAAGCACCCTTTTGCTCTTGGATGTATCCGATTGGATAACCGTAACCACGCGCGTATTCAAGCAGCACCTGAGTTGCTTGCATGTCTGGGATTCCGTAAGGGGACGCAGGGGTAGGTGGAATCGCTCCGATGTCTAGACCCCTGTACAAAATAACACTCATCTTTGTATTCCCGTTAGATTTATCTAAGATTCTAATACATCTGCAAGCATGGTTCCTTCTGCTCGCAAGATGAATCCGCTGGTTCGGTTATAGTGCAGCCACTGAATATCGTCAATCTTTAGGTCGTTGACAATTTTGAGTATGGTCAATTCAACATCTAGGTTTCCAGATGTGTAGACATCAATACGCACATTGGCTGGCTTTGGTTCGTCAAAGATGTGGATTGAGATATGCGAAGTGTCCAACATGAGCGAGCCGATAAGCCCCCGCGCGCCCTCGCGCGAGCAGTAGCGCACGCGCGTGCCCCCGAGACGATGTACGCCAATTACTTCTGCTGTGCTCTTGAGAAATTTGCGTAGTTCCCGTTTTCTGGTGATTGGAAATGCCGTGTCAGCATTAATCATCAAATGGTTATGCGCGTACTTCTTCCTCGCCATATGGATTTTCCGCTTTCTTGATGCAGTCGTTAAGGGTCAATTCCGCCCAATAAACAAACTCTTTGAGGTCAGTTCCTGGGAATGGCAATCGTAGTACATGCTGAGCCACCATGCGGTTATTAATTGTGTTGCCTCTGTAGATATCAACTTCTGCAGCACCTGCCCAGCGCGCCGACCAGACATCCTTGCCATCACCAAAAATATCTACAGATACTTCGTGGGTGTCTATAACTTTCATAACGGCTCCTGTACTCGGTTAGATTTATCTAACTTGCTGTGTGCTTATTCTGTTGATAATTGCCTTTTCAAGCATATATGCATGTTCGTATTCGTGAAGTAATGCCTTTAAATCCTTGTTTACTGCCAGATAACTCATGTTAATTGCCGTTGTGCGCCATAAATCAATCAAATTTGCCGCATTTGTCGCATCATCGTGCATGAGGCACTTTGAGACAGGATTTTGGACTCTGTCCAAAAAAATCTCGTATGTGATTTCGCTCATTGCCAAACCTCTTGCTCGTATGCACGCACTGCACCTTTTGGATTTCCGTCTACCAAGTACTGGTGCATTACCCCAGCAAGATTGCACCATCTATCGCGCTCGTTTTCAGCGTCTTTTAGTTGGCGGAATGCCTCCATGTCCATTTTGGCTATTTTTGATTTGTCCATAGATTCTCCTGTGTATTTGGATTCTGCTCCGCACTTGCTGGTCCCCTCGTAAGAGCACTGTGTCTTCCATGGGGTTATGTTTATTCCGTCGCACCATTCTGTGCCGCAGTAATAATCATCGCCGAAGTCATCGTTATCTGCATTCATTGCTTCGTGCTTATCAAACTCGCGCTTTGCCCAAATAATTAATGCGACGATAAGGGCCATTATGAATAAGTCAATAATCATTGCCGCGCTTATTTCTTAATGTAGAGCCAAAAAACTACGCCCCAAGCGCCAATCCCAGAGCCAACCAAAAACCATTGAATTAATTCCATTTTTCCTCTTTCTTGTTATTCCCACCAGCCGCCATCTTGTTTATTTTTTAAAAAATCTACAAGCGTGCTGAATGGAATCAGGATATCTTTTGGAGCGCTATAAAACCACTCCATAATTTCTCGTTTTTTGTCAAATGTATGAACTTTTTGCCACTTCTCATATGTCTTTGGGGATATGCAAACAATGCCCCTTGATACCTGAGAAATTAAAACATACGCAACTGGCTTTTTAACTTTTGCATCAAATCCAGAGACAGTATCCACAAATAATGAATTGAATGGGTACGAAAGAACATCGTCAGTGAAATCCCTGGTTGATGATTTAACTTCTAAGCAATTATCCGACCAGTCAAAAACAATGTCTTTTTCATATTTGGTCATGTACTCTCGTTCGTCGTTGTTTTTGGCAATTTGGACATCGGTTGCACGACAGCGAATCCCATTGTCGTTTAGGCGTTTTGCCACTCGTTTAGCCCAAGTGCCACCTTCGTAGAACGAATTTACATAATCAAACGCCATGTTTATTCGCAGTACACATCCACATACTGAGTCGGGTCGGCGTCGTAACATCCAGGGCCATAACCGCTATCTGATGGACCACATGCGTATAGACCGATGATGATGTACCCAAAGAAAATGATAAAAAACCAACGAGTAAATTTTCTCTCGTCATCAATTTCTTTTTTCCACCGTGCTTCAGTGGCCAGTCGTTTTTCTCGCTCTTCTTCGGCCTCTTTGGCCTCTTCGTAGAGTTTCTTGTAGTTAGGTTCTTCGTTGGTCATATTGCCCTCAGTCGTATTTATTGCTGTAGAGCATATCCATCACTTCGTCTGGCTCCAACAAAAAACCTCGTGTTGGATTATCTGAATTGCGAGCGAAGTCGCCCTTTGTGTTTTCGTTAAAACGACTTGGGTTTGCTCGCAGATATCTCTTTAGTCGGTCAACAGAAACAATTACAAATGCTTCGCCGAGTGAATAAATGTAGACCCACCATTGGGCTGTGGTTACATTGATTCCAGACTTCTTCCACCCTCTGTTATACGGGTTTTGGTCTGTTTCAACCACCATCCTGCCGTTGCGATATCTATCCGTTTTTACTTCGCTTGAATTTGATATCAGGCTTTGAAGAAAATCCTTTATTGATTCTTCGCCTTTGTGTCCAAACGCAAGGTCTGCTTCAAAATTTGGGCTGATATCAAAGCCAGGGTTGTAACCACTCACTTGGCTTCTTTTTCTTTGGTGACACACTCCCAGCCACATGCTGAATAGCCAATGGCATCTTTCCAATGGTCTTCATTTTCAGGTGTCCAAGTTAAACGAGCAGTTTTTAGCAAGTTCATCATTGCTGCAACATCATGAGGCATAACAGTAAGTTTGCCGCGCCTATGCATGGTGCGTTCAAGGTATGTCTGCCAGAACTCTGCAGTCGTTGTGAAGTCGTCAAATGGTTCGCCGTACGAACTATTGCGTTCTCCGTCAATGATTTTTGCTGTATCAACTAGTATTTCGCCACGAATATTCATGGCTGGAGCCTACCTAGTTATTTGCATCTATGTGCATATTCAGGACCCCATGCGCACGGGTCCCATGGGTCCCATCCAGCGAGTCTGAACAGTTCCCGCCCAACCTTTAGGTTGTTTACGGGGTCAAGCAGGTCTTTTTGCTTGCAGAACCCAAACTGAACACAGGCAATGGCGTTTTTGTTGCGACTCATGTCCCAATTAATGCCGTTAATCTGAAGCAGACCAGAGTCTGACTTATTTGTTGCTCTGGTGTAGCCAGTGATGTTGCAGTTTTCGTCAACGATGGAACTACCAATGCGATTTGGGCAACCACCCGACTCGCGTAAGATGATTTGACCCAACTTTTTCCAAGTCTTTTTAGGCCAACCAGCCTCGGCGGCTAGTTGAGGAAGCCAGGAAATATCCCCATGGGCAAACACGATTGGTTGCTCCGATTGGGCCCGTCTTTCCTCTTGTTTTTGCAACAATTGCGCTGATTGGGAGGGTTCTCTCCATGAATCAACTGTCGGCACTGATGCCGCCTCGGCTGGTATTGCTACCCCAAGGGTGAAAAAAAGTAAAGAAATTCCCCATCCAGTAATTGTTTTCAATTTTCTCTCCTGCTGTCGGTGGATATGTCTGCGGTGTCCTAGTAATTACCGCGCTATGTATCTTTATCGCAAGTACATCTAGTTTATCAAATGATTACAGGCTGATTACAACTTCTGCGAATTTCCCTTAAAATACTTGACAAATTCGTCACCATCAATGACGATTTCAGGTATTGATTTCTCAATTTTCAGCAGCAAATCAACGACTTCGGTGATTTTGATGAAGTTTCTTTTGCCCGCAATGGACCTGGAAAGCAAGTCCTGAATGGATTCGTCTATTAGTTCATAGATATTGGTCATATTCTCACCCTAGCGCGAAAGTTGCGCCATCAAAACCCGAAATAGTGTAGTTCGCCTTTCGGTAGATTTATCCGATAGTATGTCTGCATGGCACATAACATAGAAATTGGAAAAGACGGACGCGCCAAGATGGCGTATTCAAATAGAGAGATTCCATGGCACCGACTTGGTAAGCCAATGGACAAAGACGCCCTGACAGCAGAGGAAATGCTCGTAGCCGCTCAGGCAGACTTTGATGTGGTTTTGGCAAGCGTGGCTGCGATTGACGCAGAAGGCAATATGCTGCGCAATCCAGACGGAACCCCAGTCGTAATTGACGACTCCAGGGCCACCGTGCGAGTTAACCCGAACGGAACATTTGATGGTCTGTCAACAGTGGGCACTCGCTTTGTTGTTCAGCAAAATCGTGAGGTTCTGGACCGAGCACTGGATGTCGTTGGCGCTTCCAAAGGGGACGCCGTAGTTGACACCGTTGGAGTCCTTGACGGCGGTCGTGAATTCTTCGCCTGTATTGACTTGGGTGGGCTAATTATTGACCCAACTGGGGTTAATGACCAGATTGAGCGCTTCCTTCTCGTCCGCAACGGGCATAACGGAAAGACTCCAATCACCTTCGCAAACACCTCAATTCGTGCTGTATGCAAGAACACCGTTATCGCAGGCTTAGACGCCGCTAGGAGCGTGTTTACGGCACGCCACACCCGTAATGCGGACTCTGCGATGGAAGAAGCACAGACGGTTCTGCGCATGTCTACAGAGTGGGCTGCAGAATTTAGTCGCACAGCAGAAAAACTGCTCGCAATCCCAATGAATCCAGTAAAAATTGACAAGGTAATTTCTACTGCTTTTCCAAAAAAGACGCAAGAAACACAGCGTCAAGAGGAGAATCGCGAGCAAGTTTGGGCAATTGTTAGAGACATCTACAAGAACTCAAACAATGCTGGCGGGTACGGTGAAAACGGCTGGTCAATGCTTAATGCAATTGGCGAGTATCTTGACCACTATCGCGATGCAGACATGCTTGACCGCGCAAATGCGTCAATGAACATGTACTCATGGGTTTCAAAGACCAAGGTTCAATCTGAAAAATTTATTCTTTCGCTAGTTTGACATTGCGTAATGCGATAATGTTCATGTCGCGCAAATATTTTTGTCAAACGAGATTGGATATCTATGTCAGATTTTAATGACGGGGAAGAAATTCCAAGCAGAGACGAGTTTTTGGCGTTTCTCAGTGACTTCATTGCCAGTGCGCGCAAGTCAGACGAAATGTTTCGCTCTAATTACTGCGGTATGGTCGTCAACAAGGTCTATAACGACTTTGGGTATGAGGGTCTTTGCAACCTGATGATGGCAATTGATGACAGAGCACATTGGATTTCGGACATTTTGATTGAAAATTCCGATTTAGATGAAATCATGTTTGCAAAGTACGGGTTTTACGACTCAAAAATTACAGAGAAGGCTCGCAATACGCAAGCAATGCTTGAGTTGAACGGAAAAATCTGGAAATTGCGTCGTCGTTACGCGAAGTTGATTGTTGAAGAACTAATTAACGGCAGTCCAATGGAAGAAGAAGAGGCGAGATG